TCTGCGGCTTCGCGTAGACCGCCTGCACCCAGTTGGACAGGTCCACCAGCGACGAGCCGTCGGTGTACCGCTCCGACCAGTCATCCGTCAGGTAGCCGGTGTTCTGGTACGGGGTGCCGCCGTACTGATCCCCGGCTATCGCGGCGACGTTCGCCATGGTCGTGGCGGACATGACGCCGTTCGGGGTGGTGACGGCCTGCGTGTCCAGCTGGGTCAGCTGCACGTCGGCGGTGACCCGCGACGGGTCGTAGTCGGTGGCGGCCTGGCCGGGAAGGAACGGGATTTCCCCTGCGGCGGTGTTGTCGCCGAGCGTCCAGCGGACGGGCTCGTTCCACGTGTAGACCTTGCTGCGGTACACGATGTCGCCGGTCGGGGCGACGGCGGCGTAGGCGGGCAGCGTCGACTGGGTGACGTTGCTGATGCCGGACACCGCCGCCTGGCCGCCGATGTCCTGCCCGGATACGACAAGGTCGTTTTCGAGCGCTTCGAACCCGGTAACGCCGAGCTCGCGGCCGATCCACCGGCGCCCGGTCAGCCCGGCGTACTCGAGGATGCGCTCTACCCGGTCGGGGGCGGCCTCGTCGACCAGCCCGGGGAGGGTTGCCAGGAACCTGGACAGGACGCGGATCGGCGCGCTTACGCCCGGGTAGACGCCGCACACGGCCAGGTTCCCGGTCCAGTTGGCCCCCTGGCCGGACCGGTCCATGACGCCGCCGAAGCACGCCGTGGGGAAGGTGGCGGGCAGCGGGGCGGAGAACGTTCCGGAGGTGCCCGCCTGGCCGCCGTTGATGCTCACCCGCCATGTCGTCTGGGTGATGGCGAGGGAGAAGTGGCTGAGGCTGGAGCTGTTGCGCCAGTCGCCGGAGTCGACGGTGACGAGCGTGTCGGAGGTGGCGGCTGCGGGCCGGTAGCGGAGGATCAGGTGCCCGGCGACCTTGTCGACTTCGAGCTGGGCGACGGTGCCGTGGATGCCGCGGGCGGCGAGGATGACCGGGTTCCAGGGCAGGGTCGGGGTGAAGAACCCGGCGCCCGCCACGGTGATCGCGAGGCCGCCGCCGCCGGCCACGGTGGACAGCTGGAACGACGTGCCGCCGGAGCCGATGACGAAGTAGCTGTTTCCCGCGGTGATCCCGGTCGGGAAGGTGAAGCCGACGGCGGTGCTGGCGACGAGCGCCTGCCCGGCGGGGAAGCTCGTACTCGAGTTGAACGTGGCCGGGCTGCCGGTGCCGACGGTGAAGCCGGTTTCCCCGCCGAGGGTGAGCTGCGCCCAGCACTCGATCGTGACGCCGCCGGAGATCGCCGGGTACGCGGAGTCGGACGCGGTGAGCGCGAACCCTTCCCCTGACGTGGACAGGCTGCTGCCCGCCAGCTGCTGGGAGAACATGCCCGCCGCGCCGCCGGGCGCGCCGGAGCTGGTGACCTGCGCGGACGACATGCCCCGGAGCGCCCCGGAGTTCGCGCCCCACGTGACCGTGGCGCCGCCCGCGCCGAACTTGGACGTCACCAGCGGCAGCGGCGCGCCGTTGGCGACGAGGTTGCCGGCGCCGGTGCTGCCGGGCGGGTCGGTCAGCGGCCACAGCGAGTGGGGGCTGTCGAGCAGGCATTCTTCAACCGCCATGGCGTTGAGCGGCCCGTTGCCGTAGGCCCACACGTCGCTGATCTCGGCCTGGACCTGGCCGCGGAGCATGGACTCGGCCATGTTCCACGGCCACCTGCGGAAGTACCCGCTGAACGCGGTGTAGTGCGGGGTGGAGCTCGGCGGCCAGATGACGCGCCTGCGCAGCGGCGTGCCGGAGTCGATGCCCGCGAACGCGCCGGTTCCGGGCGGGATGAGGCTGCCGTCGGGGTCGTCGAGGGTGACGGTGCCCTGCCCGGCCTGCAGCTGCCCGAGGCTGTACTGGCGGCCCTGCTGGATGCTCAGCGCCAGCGACCGCCCGGCCAGCGACGTCCACGTCATCTGCGACGGCGGGGTGCGGACGCCGGAGCCGATCGCCGCCTCGGTGATCATGACCGGCCAGTTCGGGTTCGGCTGGGCGGGCTGCGGGGCGCTGACGAGGACGCCCGCGATGACGCCGGCGAGGTCGAGGGAGATCGACGACGTGCCGGAGGCGGACGCGGTGCCGGAGGTGACCTGGTACCCGGCCCAGAGTGCGATGTCGGCGGTGTGGTCGGTGCCGTTGGAGGCGCCTGTGCTGGCGGTGCCGGGCCCGGCTCCGGCGAGCCCCGTCCACCCGACAGGGTAGGTGACGCCGGCGGTGTTGTTGTCGGTGGCGAAGCCGAGGAACAGCAGGGCCTGCGCGGACGGCGCGGCCGACGACAGCGACAGCGACGTGGCGACGTTGGCGAACGCCGTATCGATCGCGGCGACCTGGTACCAGGGCAGCAGCCCGGACATGTCGACGATGACCGCACAGAGGGACAGGACGGGCCCGGTGGCCGCCACCTGGACCAGCGTGACCCCGGTGAAGCTGTTCGCGACCCGTGCCGCCGGGGCGGCCCATACCGCCGTGCGGATGACGCCTGCCGCGCCGGAGTCCGTGCTCGGCGCGCCGACGGGCTCCCACCAGTTGTGCGCGTCGTCGGCAACCACGATGCTCACGCCGGACGCGGCCGTCGAGGGCCGCCAGGAGACGACGGCGAACACCCAGTCGCCCGCCGTGTTCGTGATGGGGATCTGCATGGGCTTGGCGGACGGGAACGGGAAGAAGAAGCCGCTGCTGACCGCGTAGGAGCCGGTCCAGGTGCCCGCGACGGCGACGCCTCCTGCCGGCGCCTCGTTCAGCAGGTTCCCGCCTGCCTCGGTCAGGAGCGCGCCGCCCGCCTCGGTGAGAAGCTTCCCCATCAGCTCACGCCGGGCTCAGGAACTGGGCCACCGCGTCGGCGATCATCTGGTGGCCGCTGTTGACGGGGTGGATTCCGTCGCCCGCGTAGAGGCCGTACGTGACCGCCGCGCTGGTCGACGGCATGCGGAGCGTCAGGTCGAGGATGTCGACCTGGCTGTCGGCCGCCGCGATCCCGTACATGGCCTGCACGTACGCGGCCCACTGGGCGGGCGTCGTCGGGCCGTCCGATGCCGCGTTGTACATGGCCAGCAGCAGGATGGGCGGGTCGGGGCTGAGCGCGGCCCGGATGTCGCTGATCATCGACGTGATGTTCGCGGCTGACGTGGCGGCGTTGATGCCGTCGCCGTTGTCGTTGACGCCGAGCGCGATGATGATCAGCGACGGGCTGAGGGTGGGCAGCGACAAGGCCCCGTCGGTGTTGCCGCCCGGCCCCGTCCAGAAGCCCGTGCTCGACCCGCTGAACCCGCAGTCGTGGACCTGGATGCCCTTGGCGAAGTCGCCGTTGTACTCGACCACGCCGGTGATGTAGGTCGGGCCGCCGCTGACGTTGGTTATGACCAACGTATGCGCGCCTGCGGTTCCCAGTGAGATGTGCGTGCTGGCGGCGGGGTTGAACGCGGTGTTCGTGGAGACGGTCGTCGCCGACCCGGCGTCGACCTTCCATGAGAACGACCCGTTGCCGCTGCTGCCCGCCCACAGGATGTCCGCCGAGTCGCCGACGAGTGAGTAAGTGAGGGTATTCGCCGCGGTGTGGCTGATGTCCCACGTCTCGAGGTTCGGCCCGAACCCGAACAGGCTGCCCGCGATCAGGTTGGTCGGGTTCGCCACCGTTACGTAGGGCGGCGTGAAGCTGGTCGGGTTGCTCGGCGGGATGATCGGCGGGAGGAACCCGCGCCCGTGCGTGCTCAGGCCCGGCGTGGGAAAGCGGGCGTTGAGTGCCACGGGCAGCAGCTGCGCGTAGCAGTTGGGGAACGCCGTGGCGCCCTGCCCTGCGGTGATCGAGTCGCCCAGGATGACCACGTTCGCGCGGGCGCCCGCGCGGTTGGCCAGGGCCGCGAACCAGCCCTGCAGCTTGGTCGAGTGCGCCCCGCCGGCCGCCTGGTACAGCGACTGGACCGGGACCGTCTTGTCCGACCCGGCCACACCCGCCGGGGCCGTCGACGTGTCGTTCGGGTCCAGGGCGGCCAGCAGGACGTTGGGCTGCGGGTTGGTCAGCGCGGTCAGCTGGCTGAGCTTGAAGTCGGTCATTAGCGCCCCCACATCGGAGTGAGCCCGTTGTTCGGGTTGAGGTTGCCGTAGCGCAGGGTGACCTCCTGCACGGCCGCCTGAAGGGCCTGCTGGTACTGCGGCGACTGGAACACGCCCGCCGCCGTGCCCGCCGCCGTCACCGGGATGTTCACGTGCACCGACGTGGACCCGCCGGCCGCGCCGACCGCCCCGGCGGCCAGCGCCGAGCCGGGGCCCGTGATCCCGCCGGCCAGCTCGCCTATCGCGGACCGGAGATGAGGCTGCATCGACGCGACGCCGTTGATCAGGCCCTGGACGATGTTGACGCCGTAGCCGTGGAAGACCGTCGACGGGCTGAAGATGCCGAGAGCGGCCGACACGACGGACCGGATCGGCCCGGGGATCAGCGACTCGATCGCCGACAGCAGCGTCCCCGCCATCGACCTCACGCCGTTGATCAGCCCCTGCACGATGTCCCGCCCGTACTGGACCAGCCTGCCCGGCAGCGACGCCAGGACGTTCATGACCTGGCCCGGCAGGGCGGTGAACCAGGAGACCACCCTGCCTATATCGGTCTTCACGTCGTTGGCCCAGCTCGCGATCGTGTGGCGGATCGTGTCGAACCCGCTCGCGATGTCGTGGCCGAGGGTGGCGACCGCGTGCCGCAGCGTGTCCCAGGCGCTCGCGACGTCGTGCGCGAAGGACGCCGCGTCGTGCCGCACGGTGTCGAACGTGCCCGCGATGTCGTGGCCCGCGGTCGCGATGGCGTGCCGCACGGTGTCGAAGGCGCCGGCGATGTCGTGCGCGCCCGTCGCGATGGCGTGCCTGGTCGTGTCGAACGCGCTGGCCGTGTCGTGGCCCCACGACGCGACCGTGTGGCGCGCGGTGTCGAAGTACCCGGCCCAGTCGTGCCCGAACTCGGCGGCGGCGTGACGGACGGTGTCGAACACCTTCGTCACGTCGTCGGTCCACTGCTTGATGTCGTACCAGGAGTGCCTGACTGCGACGCTCATCCCGTCCCAGTTGTCCATCAGCCGCTTGATCATGTAAGTGACCAGCTGGATCGTCCCGTTCAGGATCGTGAAAGCGATGTTGATCGCGTTCACCACGTCCTTGCTGGACATGACCGTGAGCAGCTTCCCGGCCGAGACGGCGACCTTGCCGAGCCCGTCGCCGATCGCCGTGATGGCCGGCCCTTCCAGGGAGTGGAACTGGTTCAGCCAGTCCTTGAAGCCGGTGGACCCGGTGAACTGCGAGACCTTCTGCAGCAGCCCGTCGAGCGCGTCCGCGAACGTCTTCGCGAACGGGGTGACGTACGGCAGCACCTGGTTCGCGATCTGCAGGACGTCGTTGAGGACCTTGAACGCCTCCGGCTGGAACGCCGCCGACATCTTGCCGAACTCGTCTTTCAGCCCCTTGACGCCGTCCACCGCCTGGCGCACCGGTTCCGGCAGCTTGTCGAGCTGCGCCTTGCTGTCGCCGAGCGCCCCCGTGACCTGCTTGATGGCGGGGATGGCCAGCAGCGCGAACGCCCCGGCGCCCGCCCCCGCCGCGGCGAAGCCGGAAACAAGGCCCAGGATCTCGGGGAGCGCCGCCTCGACCGCCGGAACGATCGCGATCAGGGCGGGCAGCGGGATGGCACCGAGGCCCCCGGCGCCGCCGCCTCCTCCGAAAAAGCCGCTGAGGAGCCCGCCGCCGCCGCCCGCGACGTCAGACTCGACCTTGGCGTCGCGCAGCTTCTTGAACGCCGCGGCGGCCTCGAGCGCCTCGTCGCGGGTGTGCCCCAGCGCCAGGTCTTCCAGCACGGACTCCCCGACGAACCTGCCCTGCGCGTCGCGGAGCTTGCCGAGCTCGTCACGGTAGATCCCGGCGGCGGCGGCGACCTCGGCCAGGTGGTCGCGTGCCTGGCCGGCGGACGCGCCTACCGCCTCCTGCGCCCCGGCGGCCTCTGCGGCGGAGTCCCGCACCCCGTCGAGCGCGGCCGTGGCCTCGGCCGCGGAGTCGCGCAGCCCGTCGGTGGCCGCCTTGGCTTCTTCGTTCGCGGCGGCGAACTCCTGCGCCGTGGCGGCGGCCTCGTCGACAGCGGCCAGGTACTCGGTGACGTCGGCGTCGAAGTTTTGAGTGACGTCCTCAAGCCCGTCAGCCACTGAGTGCCTCCCTCACGACGCGCTGCACGGCAGCGATAGCGGCACTGCGGCACTCCTGCCGCCGGGCGTCCGTCATGACGATGTACGGGCGGGCAGGCAGGCGCACGTGCTTGGCGTAGACGTACTTGGTGCGCTTCTCGCCCTGGCGCAGCGGCCCGAACGTCGTGGCCTTCCAGCGCAGCGCCTTGGCGCGCACCGGGTAGATGTCGCCGCCGAGCTGCTGGATGCGGGCGTAGACGGCGTGCGGGGCGACGGACGACGTCGCACGCCCGTCTCCGGTGAGCTTGGCAGGCTCAGGACGGATCGACCGCGCGAGGTCCCCGTTGCGCCTGGCGGGAGGCGTGCCGGGCGCGGACGGCGGTCCCTTCATCGACTTGACCACCGACCGCTGGAACGACTGCGCCAGGGCGTCGGCGGCGTCCACCGCGCCCCGGTTGCGGACGTCCGCGGCGAGCCGCTGAAGACGGGCGGGAAGCTCCGCTGGTGTCATCCCTTGCTCGCCTCCTCCCGCGCCCTGTCGATCGCCATCTGCACCGGCAGCAGCCAGGTGTCCACCTCCACCGGCAGCCCGGCCCTGCCGCCCTCGCCGGTCGGGTGCAGCCCGAACCTGATCAGCCGGATGATGTCCTCGTACGCCTCCCGGCTCAGCCCCTCTGGGAGCGGGGCGCCGCGCTTGCCCTGGACGACCCATTTGAGGCGGAGGTAATCCCCTTTTTTGGGTCGGCACGCTGCCGGAGCTTGGCCAGGTACGGGGCGATCAGTTCCTCGATCTCGTTGAAGTCGTCGATGGGGATCTCGCCGATCGACTCCCCGTCGTGGACCTCGGCCGCCTCGAAGTACGGCACCGGCAGCTCGTACGACCAGCCGGTGACCACCCGTGCGATGCAGGCGTCGCGGGCGGCGGTCTGCATCGCGCCGGAGAACACCATGCCCTGCGAGCGGTCGAACTCGCCGTCCTCGGTGATGGGAATGACCATCTTGACCGCCGTGGTCACGGCGTCCTTGTCCTTGGCCTTGAGATCCTGGATCGGGCGGTGCTCGATCCAGGCGCCGGACTCAAGCGTCGTCTTCAAGTTGGCCTCTGCATCAATATGTCGGAATTGCGTTGATTATCGATACCTTCACTGCGCCCTTGCCGCCGCTCGCACCGGTCATGGTGATCCCGCCCGAGCTCGCCGCGGTGTGCGGGACCTTGAACGAGACATCGAAGCCGAACAGCTCCGCGCCGTCCTTGATGTCGGCGGTCTCCAGTGCGGCGAGCAGGATGTCAACCGTTACCCTGACCTGGTTCGCCCCGGTCAGCCCGTTGTCGGTGATGAACTGCAGCTGCGGCTGCGTGTTGGCCAGCAGGGCGGTCAGCGCGCTGTCGTCGATCGCCGGCATGATCGTGACCTTGCCGCTGTTGCTCTGCTTGCCGCGGGCGATGATGAAGGGCTGCTGGCTGCCCTGCTCGGTGTTCAGTGCCTTGACCGCGCGGGTCAGGGTGACCGAGTGCTCGGCGATCGTCGAGATCTTGGTGCCGCCGGTGGCCGGGCCGCCCCAGCCGGTGACGGTGCGCCACGACGGGACCGGCACGACGCTCGACACGTTCGTCATCCCGACCGGTGCCGCCGCGGTCACACGGGACGCGCAGACCGCCTTGCCCGACCAGTCGAGCAGCTTCTCCGCGTTGCCCGTCAGCGTCACTTCCGAGAAGCACGCGTAGGCGTACTGCTCGGCGCCGTTCGCCGCGATGCCCTGCCGGTCGGTGAAGCAGTGCGTCGGCCCCTGCGCCGGGCCGTTCGCCGCACCGACCGACCCGTTCAGCAGCGCGAACACGTGCGTGTACGGGGCGGTCGTGTTGGTAAACGGGGTGGCGGTCAGGTGCGCGAACCTCGTCGGCGTCGACGGGTCGAGGACAACCGACGTGGCCGTCGACCCGGAGCCGACCTTGACGACCTCGTTCGCCGCCGGGGTGCCCGCGTCCTGGATCCAGACGAACATGCCCGCGGTGAACGACGCCCCGCCGGACGCGACCGGAAGCGCGCTCGCCCCCGCGGCCACCGCGCTGCTCGTCACGGCCGCGGGCGACGCCGTGGTGCCCGTGGTGGTGTAGTCGCCGAGCAGGTTGTACAGCGCCTCGGCCAGGCCGTGGTCACCGAAGACATGGCCGCCGATGTCGAACCCGGCGATCAGCGGCCCCTGGTAGATGCCGTAGTTGTCGCCCATGCTGCCCTCGAAGCTCTCGTCCGCCAGCCACATGGGCTTGTTGGACGGCTTGAACGAGGTCAGCGGGACGGGGACGCCGGGCGCGGTCGCCGGGACGGTGCCGGGGACCGCCTCCTTGACGAGGTATACCTCCCGCTCGGCGACAACGCCGAACGTCGTGGGGGGTGCCATCTACATCTCCTTCGCGGGAGCCGGGGGGACGGGAAGGAGCGGCGCGGCCGGCGGGGCCGGGTCGTCCGCAGGCGGCTCGTCCGCCTCCGGCGCGCCGAGCAGCTCCCACGGGCCCCACGGGGGCTCTTCGCCGAACTCGCGCTCGTCGCCCGGGCGGACGATCTCGCCCTCCGGGTCGGGCACCGGGCCCGGGCCCGTGTACCTGTACTTCATCTGGCCTCCTATGCCGCGACCATGGTCAGGACGTCGAACGTGTACTCCATGCCGCCTTCGCCGCGCCCGCGGTCGCCCTCGACGGTCCACTCGGCGGTGCCGTGGACGATGCCGTACGGGTTCTCTCCGGCCTGGATGATCAGCCGGCCGCCGGGGAAGTCCTGGCCGGTGGTGCCGAGCGTCCGGTCGGCGTAGATCAGGCTGTCCAGGCCGTCGACCAGGTCGTCGAACGCCGCCTCGGTCGTCTCCAGGTGCGGCAGGTAGCTGATGACGTCGAGGCCGCAGGTGACCCTGTAGAGCCGCTTGCGCCAGCCGGACGTCGCGCCGCCGTAAGAGTCGCGCGTGGTGGCGACGCCCAGGCTGACGGTCAGCACGCAGCCCCAGCCGGTGCCGTCCGCCTCGCCGAGCGTGTAGAACACGTCGGGCGCGCCCTTCTTGATCTTGTACGGGAACGCCGTGCCCAGCCCCGCGCTAGAGAGCGGGCCGCCCTGGAAGTAGATCCCGGCGTCGGCGGTCTGCAGCGTGCCGCCGAAGTAAGCGGCCACCGCCTCGCGGACCAGCCGCCTGTCCCCGGCCATCAAGACCTCAAGGTGGGCCGGTACGAGGCCAGCCAGCCGCGTGCGTCATTGACCAGCCCGGACGCCTGGCCGGTGCGCTCACTGCCGGTCGTCCTGGCCGCCGGGCCGAACGGGGACGCGGGCTCCACGGCGCTGACGTCCTCGCGCATCAGCAGCGCGACCGCGTAGGCGATGACCGCCTGCAGGATCTTGCGCGGCATCTCGGTGACGCCCGTCCCCGCCACGTGCGCGTTCGCCGTCGCGGCCGCGAGGGGAATGGCTGTAGGGGTGGGCGGGATTGTCGGGATGGCTGGTACGTAAGTGCTCGCCACGGTCAGCGCCTCGGTGAGGCCGGGGTCGAAGATCCGCAGCACGTCGCCCGGCAGGATGCCCGTGGGATCGGCCACCGTCACCGACATCGCGGCGGCCGAGGCAGGGGCGGACAGCACCGTCGACGGGTAGCCGGGGACGTACGTCCAGTCGATGAAGGCCTTCAGCCCCAGCGCCGGGGACACCCCGAACTGGATGGCCGGGCCCGTGAAGCTCAGCCCGCCGCCAGGCACGAACGACACCTCGCGGCCGTCCTCTACCCACATCGTGGAGTCGGGCAGGGCCAGCGGAACCATCGTCGACGGATCCCAGCCGTAGCTGAGGCTGACGACCTGCCGCACCGGGATGTCACGGGGCTTGACGTACAGCCGCCCGCCCGCGCTTGCGCGGGTACGGAGGTTCTCCCCGCGGACCAGGTGGGCATGCAGCAGCATGTCGCCGCACTCGCCGACCGCCCAGTCGCTGGCAGCCAGGAGCACGTCGGCGAGGACGTCGTCCTGCACTCCCGCGATCCCGCCGGGGACCAGGTTGTCCAGGTCGAGCCACGTCGGGTACGCCTTGAACATCGCAGGCGTGACATACGGGGCTGAGAGCACGCCGGAAGGCGGCGGCACCAGCACGGGGACCGTCACCGCTCACCTCCCGTCATGTCAGGCCGCAGCGCTCTTGTGGGCCGCGCAGAGGCCGTCCGGGCCGGGCGTCCCCTTGCAGGGCTCCCCGGCCTTCGTCAGCTCCGTGCACGCGGCTGCGGGCGGCGCTGCGACGTCGCCCAGCCGCCACTGGCCGTGGGCGCAGGCAAGGACGGTGTCCGGGCTGCCGTCGCCGGCGCACGAGGCGCGCGTCTCACCGCGGCGCGCACGCTCGGCGAGGGCTGCAAGCTCGGCGGCCGGCGGGAAGCACTCGCACAGGTCACTCACGGGTGCACTCCCCTCCGCACCGGCTGCAGCGCTTCAGGAACGAGCCGAACTGGCAGTTAGGGCAGCGCCAGCCGATTCGCCGGCGGGTGGTGCCGCTCAGCGACGCCATCGCGCCGCCGAGCTTCACCACCGCCTTCGCGTCGGCCGGGCTCATGTCGAACACCCGCCCGGACGTGTTCCCGCCGTAGCGGCGCCCGGACAGGCCGTCGACCTGCGCGACCGCGTCGGACAGGATGACCTTCGTCACCTGACCACCCACGTCACCGACGGGTGCGCCGCCGCGTCGCCGTGGCCGTAGCCGAGGACCGTGACGCCCTGGATGGTGTTGGCCGACCCGGGCGGCGTGGTCACGTGGTCGCTGACCTTGCGGACCGCGGGCCTCATGCCTGCAGCCCGACGATCGCGCCGGACCATGCCGGGGCGTACGGCACGAACGTCCCCAGCTGGTAGGTGCTGAAGTCGTAGGTGAACTGGATGTCGGGCCAGTCGTAGCCGGTGTAGTCGACCACGTTGCGGACCGCGAACGTGTTGGCCACCTCGCTGTCGGGCACCGGCAGCGTCTTGGACCAGGCGAACGACACGCCGACCGGCATGAACGGGTGGACCTCGAGGTCGACGCTCTTGCCGGTGGTCTGGTTGACCATGCCGGTGACGACGCTGCCGACGGTGACACCGGAAACCTGGTCCTGGGACAGCTGGATGCGGTAGCCGCCCGGCTGGCCGGTGGACACGCCGGTGCCGCCGCCGCGCTCCACGAACGTGCCGAGCGCCGAGCGGATCACGCCGTCCAGGTAGACCACGTCGGGGTCAGCCAGGAGCTTCTGCCCGTAGCTCGTCGCGGTGCCGGACTGGGCGTAGTTGCCGGACTCGACGCCCGCCCCGTACAGGGCCTTGAACATCGTCTGCCACGGCAGGTCGCCCTGCGCGGGAGCTCCGGTCTGGCCGAGGCCGGCGATCGAGTTGACCGTGTTCACCGCAGTGCCGTTCGCCGCGTAGGTGGCGACGTAGCCGGACACCGCCGGGTTGAGCAGGACGGTGAGGAAGCCGTCGTAGCCGTTGACGTTCGCCGAGCTGTCGACGGCGTTGCTCGCCAGCGTTCCCGAGGTGCTGTTGAACGACGTCAGCGTCAGCCCGGCGGCGAGCAGCCGCGGGTCGCCCGCGGGGATGAACGCCTGGAAGTTGTACGGGCCCGGCGAAACGCCCATGTAGACGTTGAACCCCACCGCCCCGGACGGCAGCGCCGGCCAGGTGGCGATCGTGATCGTGGACGTGCTGCCGGTGGTCACCTGGGTCTGGGTGGCCGACGGGGCGGACTCGCCCCAGCCGCCGACCGCGGTGACGAAGATGACGTACGTGTTCGCCGGGATGGTGCCGCCGGTGGTCGCGGTGGTCGACGTGGTGGCCGAGGCCGGGGCGGCGATCGGGCCGGTGTAGCCGTTGGCCGACGGGCCGCGGCTGTAAAGCAGCGCCTTCTCCTCGCCGAGCATGTGCGCCCACAAGGTCGCGGTGTGGCTCAGCTGGCGGATGTCCTCGAAGCCCTGGCCGACGTACTGCGCCTTCCAGCTCACGCTGTCGGACAGCGACATTTCCGTGTAGTTCACGGTCTTGCTGGTCGCCGCGTAGTTGATCTTCTGGCCGCGGCGCAGCGGGACACCGGTCGAGCCGGACACGCCGCCGGTGCTGGTCGACTGGCCGCCGAACTGCGGCAGCGCGATCCCCTGCGACGAGGGGAACTCCGACTGGAGGAACGGGGCCTGGTCGACGACGCCGCCGACGTTCGCGTTGGTCCAGCCGAGGATCTGCCGGAACTGGATCGCGGAGCCCTTGCCGGAGCTGTCACGCGGCACCGCGTTGCGCAGCGGCGTCTGCCGCGGCACGAGGATCTGGGCGGGCTCGAACAGGTCGTACGGGGCGAGCTGCGTGTTGTAGCCGCCGGTCTCCGGGTAAGCCTGGTTCCAGTCCTTCGTCACCGACTCGCGCAGGGCGTCGAGGTCGGCGGACATCCCCGCGAGCTGGTCGGCGGGCAGCGACTTCGACAGCGCCTCGATCGTCGCCATGCGCTTCTCGAGGTCGGCCTTCGGCGCCCGGGCGTTCTTGATGAGGCCCTCGCCGGGGATGAGGACGTCACGGCCCTCGTCGTGGCGGGCGTGCGACTTGCGCAGCGCCGCCTTGTAAGCCTCGAACTGCTCGGTGACCTGGGTGCCCTGGTAGTCGGGGCGGACCGGGCCGCCCGCGCGGTAGTGGCCGCGGTGACCGCCGAAAAGCTCGGAAGTGCTGGGCATGGATGCTCCGTGAAGGTGAAGCGCCCAGCGCGTGCGTCAAGACGTGATCTTGGCGCGTTCCTGGGCGGCGAGCTGACGGTAGCTGTCCGCCTGCGACGGGTCAGAGACTCGCTCTGCCCACTCGTCGTAGTAGCGGGCCTTGCGGGCGTGGTCGTCGTCAGCGGCAATGCCGGGCCTGACAGCGGACATCACGGGACCGCCTAGAACCGGTGCCTGCTCCACCTTCGCCAGCCTGCCCTCAAGCGCCTTTATCACCGAGTCCTGATCGGTGACGCGCTTCTCCAGGGCGGCGGCCTTCGCTTCTGCGGCCTTGACGACCTCATTGAGGTCGCCGGTCTGCGTCTCAGTATCCACGTCAGCACCATCCTTCGCAATTTCCTTGCTGGTGTCGTCGTCGGTGTCGAGCGGGTTGGCGACGCCGAGCGCCTTAGCCCTCCGTGCGATCAGCCGCTTGGCCGCCGCGACGTCGCCGTGGCCGCTGCGGGCGAGGACGGCCGCACGGCGCAGCGCGTCCTTGTCGGGGATCGGGTACGAGCCGTCCGGCAGGGCGTTGCCCTCGGCCGCGTGCTTCTTCCGCTCGTCGGCGGAGAACTCGCGGGAGTCCTTGGCGAAGCCGAGCGCGGCCGCCTCGGCGAAGCGGACCTTAAAGTCTTCGACCTCCTCCTCGGTCCACTCCCTCGCCGACTGCATGAGCGCCGTCGCGGGCATCACCGACCCGGACGCAACCGACTCTTCCCCGGTCCGCCAGCACCAGATCATTTCCGCCGCACAGGCCAGCTGCTGGATGTCGGCGATCTCCCCGGCCTGGCCTGACTTCAGCTCCTGCGCCTCGGCGATGATCAGGTCGGCGATCTGCGCGAGCACCGCGGTACCGCCCGCGATGTCGGGCGTCTCGTCGACCTTGCGGCCCACGATCGCCTTGACCAGCTCCAGGGCGGCCTCACGGTCGAACTCCGCCCCGGCCGCGGGCTCGTCAGGCTCAGCGGCGACGGGCTCGTCAGGCTCAGCGGGCTCAGGGGCGGCGGGTTCGGCGACCTGCTTCATCATCAGGATGGGGATGCCGTTGGCGGGCATGCCGACGCCGTCGACGCGGTCGGCGTCGATCTTCTCAAGCTCGGTGATGGGGACGTCCACGGTTACTCCCTTAGTGCCGCGATGGCCTCAGCGGTCGGCGTGCGCCGCCGAGCCGATCCCTGCATGCTGACCCCGCCGATCTTGCCGGCCTTGACCAGCTCCCACGACGGCTCGTCCCACACGATCCCGACGAGCCAGTCGCCCTGCTTGACGACGTAGCCCGCCTTGGTCGCCCAGTCGTCGGCGGGCCAGATGAACGACTCCACGACCTCCCCGGCGCCCTCGGTGCCGTCGGCGTGGTGCAGGCCGACCTTCCCGCCCTTGCGCAGGTAGTTCCAGGCGGCCTCTTCCACGGCCGCCTTGCTGGCGAAGTCGCGGTGACCGTCCGCTGCGACGGCGACGTCGGCACGGTCGGCTGGATACGCGACGGTGAGCGTGTAGCGGCGCTCGTCGGACGCCTTGACGAGCACGCCGGCGACGCTCTCGCCGTCCCACGTTGCCTTGGCGGCGTGCTCGCCTGTCTCGACGGTGACCGTGCCGTCAGGCTTCACTGTGGTCGTTGCCATCGCTGCCTCCTGTCGCTGCGGTGACGTGCTGCTTCATGTCCTCGTGATGCCGCTCGCGCTGCCTGGCGGCCTTGACGTGGCTGACGATCACGGCGGCGAGCGTCCAGGCAGACGGGGCAATCGTGTTGGGCCAGATCGGCCCCCACAGCTCCGTGTTCAGCCAGTGCCAGATCACAAGACACCTGCCGGTGTCAGCGGGATCAGCTTGTACAGGGCGCTGCCGCGCATGTCCTCCGGCAGGTCCCAGAAGTACGAGCAGTTGGCATTGAGCACTAGGTCGCCGTCAGGCTCCCGGCCGTACCACGGGTAGCCGCTGCACACCGGCGGCCGGTTTTCGTACGCGGTGCAGGTCCGGCTCTCCCGGTCGAACATGTCGCACTGGACCTCGTACACCGACTCGTACTGCCCGACCTTGCGCCAGTGCTCCTTGATGAAGTCTGCGTCCGGCCCGGCCGCCTCTGGCCGCAGAACCGAGTCCAGCGTGTCCACGTCGATGGTCACCGGGTCACAGCAGTCGCCGCACCCGACACACCTCGCGCTCATGAGACGCCTGCCAGCACGGGCAGCTCAGCGCACCGGCAGCGCGGGTGCAGCGGCACCATGGGCGGCGTGTTGATCGGGTGCGCGCCGACCTTCGCCGCCGCGTCGCACACCGGGCACACCTTGTCGTCTTCGGCCGTGCTGACCTCAACCTCGGTCCGCCCCGTCTCCGCGTACACCTGCCGGGCTGCCGTCGCCTGCGCCCTGGCGATCTCCGCCTGCGCCACCAGCTCGGCGCGGGACGGGTTGCTCAGCACGCCCTTCAGCCTCGAGGCGAGGTCGCCGACGGACAGGAACGGCGGCAGCGGACTGGTGCCCGGCTGACGGCGGATCTCGTCGGACCGCAGCGTCTCCTCGAGCACCTGGGACAGCTCCTCGAGGCGGCTGTCGGCGATGCTCTTGATGCGGATGCCCGCCTCGCCGAGCAGCTGCCGCAGCCCCGGCCCGGCGATCTGCTCAGCGGCCGCGTAGTCGCCCGGCGTCCACGATCCCCAGTCCACGTCTGCGAGGCCCTCAGAGGCAGCCAGAGCCGAACGGTTACCCAGCACCCACCCCTCGGTCCACAGACGCGTCAGAACCGGTCTCAGGGCCGTCTGGAGGGCAGTACCGGCGCGGGACAGGAACGCCTTCAGCTCCGGGAGCGCCTTGGACGCCTGCGGGACCGACGACGGGTGCAGCGCGGTCCATGCCTCCGCCAGCTTGCCTGTGTCGATCGAGCCGCTGACCGCCTCGCGGACCTCGGCCGCGTAGATGGTCACCAACTCGAGGTCCCGCTGCCAGCCGGGCCAGTCCCGCTTAGCGCTTTTGGGCGGTCATCATCCGCCTTCAGCAGCACCCGCGCGTCGCCGGCGAGGTCGGGCACGTCAGCAGCCGTGAGCGCCTTGCAGGCGAACGGGCGCGACGGCGACGGGTGCCGGGTCAGCCACTTGCGCAGCGCCGACAGCTCAGCCGACTTGGCGGCCGGGCTGCCGTCCTGCTCGTCGTCGTCCGGCTCCTGGCCCTGCTGCTGTTCTTCGTCCTGGCCGGGCAGCGCGGCGTCAGGCGGCGCCTGCGCGGGGCCGACCAGCTCTCCGGGCGGCGCCTGCGTGCTCGCGCCCTCGATGAACACCATGCCGCGCGCCGTCATCAGCATCGGCATGTC